GATGCAGGACTAGTAAGCAGAGATGAATACTTAGGTGTATTTTATCCATGGGGCTTCTCAAGCGATAACGCAGGTAACAACGTAGTTGTTCCACCAAGTCATATGATGCTAAGAACACTTGCATTAAGTGACCAAGTTAGTTATCCTTGGTTTGCACCAGCAGGTACAAGACGTGGTGGTATTACTAACGCTTCAGCAACAGGATACATTGATGCAGAAGGCGAATTTGTAAGTGTAGCGTTGAACGAAGGACAACGTGATACACTTTATAGTTTAAGTATTAACCCAATTACGTTTATTACAGGTGCAGGTCTTGTTAACTTTGGTCAAAAGACTCGTGCAAGAGGTGCAAGTTCTTTAGATAGAATTAACGTTGCTAGACTTGTAATATTCTTACGTAGTCAACTTAACAAACTTGCTAAACCATATATCTTTGAGCCAAATGATAAGATCACACGTGATCAAGTCAAACAAGCAGCTGAAAGTTTATGTTTAGAGCTAGTTGGTTCAAGAGGACTTTATGACTTCTTAGTTGTATGTGACGAAAGTAACAATACACCTAGCAGAATTGACAGAAACGAGCTTTATTTAGATATAGCGATTGAACCAGTTAAAGCAGTTGAGTTTATATACATTCCACTGAGATTGAAAAATACTGGTGAGATAGCAGGCTTGTAAAAATGATAAATAATATTATAACAGGAGCAAATTAAATGGCTATTTCATCACTATCAAAAATTACAGTTCCACTAGCAAGTGATAACAGTTCTTCCAACCAAGGACTGTTAATGCCAAAACTTCAATATCGCTTTAGAGTGAGCTTGGAGAACTTTGGTGTAAGTGCAGGGGAAGTTACAGAGTTAACAAAACAAGTTGTTGATGTTACTAGACCAAACGTTAGCTTCGAAACTATGACGATTGACGTTTACAACTCAAGAGTATACCTAGCAGGTAAACATACTTGGGAAGCTATTACATTGAACTTAAGAGACGATGCAACAGGTGCTGTTCAAAAATTAGTCGGCGAACAACTACAGAAGCAATTCGACTTTATGGAGCAATCAAGTGCTGCAAGCGGAATTGATTATAAGTTCGTAACTAGGATCGAAGTACTAGACGGTGGTAACGGTAACTTTGAACCGACTGTGTTAGAAACTTTTGAAGTATACGGTTGTTATTTAGAAAGTGCAAACTATAACACATTAGCATACAGTGCTAATGAGCCAGTTACAGTTTCACTAGCTATCAAATACGATAACGCTATACAGACTCAAGGCGCTAGCGGAGGCGGTGTTGGTACTGCTATTGGCAGATCAGTTGCAGCTATTGCATCTACAACTGGCGTAAGCTAAGAGTAATTGTAATTAAAATCTTTGAAGAAGGGATCTTTTATAGGTCCCTTTTTTTTATCTACGCATATAATTCACTTGGATAAATATTAGTATGAGCAAGTTTGGCGGATTTCTAGATAATTTAGTAAGTGGGGCTTTAAACCCTAAAGGTGACATGGCGGACTACCGTCATGCTTCTCGACTATACACAGATGATAACTTTAGGTTAGCACCTAAAACTAAGTTTCTGTATCATGTTTCATTTAATTTAAATGAAGAAGTAATTAAAAAGGTTCGTCCTAACTTTGATAAAAAGCATGGCTTAGAAGTTAACATGCTAGTCAAAACAGCAGACTTACCAAAGTATAATGTTACAACAGAAACTAAAAACAAATACAATCGTAAGAAAAATTTACAAGTTAGATTAGACTATGATCCTATTAACATTACATTTCACGATGACAATATGGGTCTTACAACATACCTTTGGGAATCGTATTATAGATATTATTTTGTAGACGGCAACTTAGGAAGTTTAGATGCTGCAGGTAAACCTAATCAAACATCAACAGGGTTTATGCCACATAACACATATGAAGGCAAAGCACTAAATGCATTTAGATACGGATTTGATAATAATTCGTATGCACCGTTCTTTAATAGTATTCAAATAAGCCAAATGGCTAGACATCAATATGTAACATATACATTAGTTAATCCTATTATTAGTAGTTTCCAACATGATACAATGGATCAGTCCGCAGGTGGCGAAACTTCACAAAATACAATGCAAATATTATATGAATCAGTATTCTATAGTACAGGTGCTGTTGAAGAAGGTAATGCTCCTGTAGGATTTGGTACAGAACATTATGATACATCTCCAAGTCCAATTAGTATTGCAGGTGGCGGAGCTGCTAGTCTACTTGGCGCAGGCGGAGTATTAGCAGGCGGCGCAAGTGTGTTTAGTGATCTTAGTAGCGGTAATGTTGGATTAGGAACATTAATCAAAGCAACAAATACAATTAAAAATGCTAAAAAATTAACTAAAGAAGGTGTACGTAACGAAGGATACAGTGTATTAGGTAAATCATTAACAGCGGCAACTGGAGCAAATGTAAGCGGATTAGCAAATTCTAGTTTTCCAAAGAGTGGTGGAACAGGACAGAATAACGCTACAGAAGCAATACCGTTAGTAACATCTAAAGAAAATAAACAGTTATCTAATGTAGAAATACAAAATGAATTAGAGGACACACCAATCTTAAAAGATGCTGTAGCAAAACAATTAGTTGCTACCGGAGTAGTAGCATCAACAGTAGCAGGGCTTTCAGTGGGTAATGCAGTTGGACTAAGTGTTTACGAAACATTAACAGTTCAAGAGAAAAATGCAATCAAAGAAGAAGTTGACGAAAAAATTGCTGAGGGAGATCCTAAGGTTCTTTCTGTTAGTAATAAAATAGTATCTTCTTATAGAGAATCACAAGGAATAATATCTAATGTCTAGTAACATACCAGTACAATCAAATGACTCTGCAGACGGAACTAAAAAGTTCTTTGACCAATATTTTACAGAAGCAATATCATATCCTAGCAATCAAGTCGATGCTGTTATTGGGTTTTTTGAAAATAAAGGTTTTGAAAAACTAGCGGCTAGAAGTACAGCAACAGTTATATTACAACAAGCTAAAATTGATAATGTTAATGTATTTGAAATAATTGACACACTTAAAGGGTTAACAAAAATTCAATTAAGCGAAATAGTTGCTGAAATATTAAACTATGACCGAAACAAAGTAAGTACACTTGGTTTCAGATCAACGTCAGTTTCGGAAAAGTTAGAACGAAGAAACATTGTAGAGTAACATTATGGGCCGTTTTGCACAAGGCAAGTTTACTCCAAAATATCCAGAGAAGTATGTAGGAAACAAAACTCCTACTTATAGAAGTAGTTGGGAATTTGCTTTTATGAAATTCTGCGATGAGCATTCAAGTGTTGAAAAATGGGCTAGTGAAGCCATTAAAATTCCTTATAGAAATCCACTAACAGGTAAACACACAATATATGTTCCAGACTTTTTTATAGTGTATACTGGTAGAAAAGGTGGACAACAAGTTGAACTAATAGAAGTTAAACCCGAAAATCAAACTGTATTTGAAAAATTAGGTCGTAGTCGTCATAACCAAGCTGCTTGGATAGTTAATCAAGCAAAATGGGAAGCTGCTAGTAAGTGGTGTAAAGGTAAAGGTATACGTTTTAGAATAATCTCTGAAAAGGATATTTTCCACAGTGGCAAAAGACGATAAATAATAGTAGCATATAATGGAAAGATCCAATGACTAAAAAATTAGAAGACTTATTAAATTTGCCAGATTCAAAAGAAATTATTGATGATGCAAAAAAGCAAAAGGCAAAGACAGCGGTTGTTGAACAACAAGAAACATTCCGTGATATAGCAGAGTTTGATAAAATTGCTAGTGCATTGCCTGCCGTAAAAGGCTTAGGTGAAAAAGCAGATACTGAATTAAATGATATTGCAGATCGTGCATTAACAGCATATGAGGACTTAATGGATCTTGGCATGAATGTTGAATCACGCTATAGTGGTCGTGTATTTGAAGTAGCAGGCGGAATGCTTAAGACAGGATTAGATGCTAAAGTAGCAAAACTTAATAATAAGTTGAAAATGGTTGAATTACAACTTAAAAAAGAAAAACAAGATAAAGATACCTTAGATACAGGCGATGTAGTTAATGGTGAAGGCTTTGTTGTAACTGATAGGAACAGCCTACTAGAACGCCTAAAAGGCATTGATAAGGATAAATAATATATAAGATAGGAAATACTATGATGAAATCTTTTACAGAATTTTTAACAGAATCAAAAAAAACATATCCTTTTAAAATAGGAGTAGCAGGTACATTACCCGAAGGCTTTGTAGACTCTATGGAAACAGCATTAAAGAAATATGATGTTGTAAATATGTCAGCAGGCAAGAAAACTCCAATTCAAGAAAGACCATTAGATTTTCCGCAACTACAAAATACAGAAGTAACATATTTTGAAGTTGAATTAAACTATCCAACAACAGTACAAGTATTGCAAGAATACTTAGCAAAGTGTTGTGGCATAGACCAAGGTCATTTTATTGTTCGCAATCCAAACGAGCCACAAGAAGAATACCAACAACCTAAACCAGAAGGCGAATATGAGCCAATCTTAACACAAGAAGATATGGGCGGCCCATCTGCTCAAAATGAAGTTGCAGGTAATAGAGTAATGGACTTACTTAAAGAACTTGAAGTTGCACGTAAAGAGCGTGACATGGATCCTACAGAGTCAGCACAAACTGGCGAAATAGTAAAAGACGTAGAACAAAAAGAAAACGCTAAAAGCGTAATAGGGAGTTAAAAATGGATTTAAAAGATCTAATTCAAAAAATGGACAACATTGAATCAACCCAAGAGTTGAACGAATCAGTTGTAAATGAAATGGGATATCCGGAAAATCCAGGTGCCCCTGTAAGTATGAACATAAGTTTAAATGCAAGCGGCAAAGAACATGTTGCTGACTTGATCGACATGATGAAAAATGCAGGTATTGGTGAAGTTGAAGGTGATTCAGAAGCATCAGGACCAATGCGTGGCGACATGGAAAAATTTAGAAGTATGATTGACGAACCACATGATGGAAAAGGTCATGAACACTTTGGTACAGATAAAGACATTGATGATCCAGAAGAGCCAGGTAAAGATGAAGTACCAGGCGATGATGATTCAGAAGAAGGATTTCTAGGTACTGTTGCAGGTGGCGTAGCAGGCGGAATGCTTGGCGGACCATTAGGAGCATTGACAGGTGCAGCGGCAGGTGATTCGTTAACAGATGACGAAGCAACTGAAGGCTGGGACAATGAGCCAGATGAAGAATACAGAGATCACAAATACATGACTAAAGATTTATCCGGCGGCATTAATAGAGAAAAGCCAAAAGGTGCAATCCGTGCAAAAGATCCAGCAATACATCAAACAGTTGAAACCACTAGTGTAAAAGAGCAGCTTTGGGCAGCATTAAACGAAAAGATGGCAGCCGAAGGACGTGGACGTGGCAAAAAGAAAAAAGTAATGGCTAGCAGAGGCCGTGGCAAGACTGAAGATATTAAAGAAATGGATTGTCCAGAATGTGGCAAACCAGGCAAAAAGAAATTAATGGCATGTGCATCATGCGGTTGTAAGTAACAACTTTATTAAATTTTAATAAATCCAAATAGGCTCTTAGGAGCCTATTTTTTTCTGTAAATACTTTTATGACAGATTGGACCAAGTATTTTGAACACATAAAGCCTGTGTGCCCGTGGAGCGGAGCGGCATGGAAAAAGGGCGAAATAAAAGTAAGATACTGGAACGGTGAAATAGAAGAACTAGATAATAATCAAGCCATCATATATATTTGTAAAGGATATAATCGTAGGCGTCTTAAAAAACTTTGTAAAAAAGTTGATGTAAGCGAGAAGTATGAATGGTTATGGAGCGAACCTACACACGGTGATTATGCTTCTCCAGTTCCTATACTAATACAACAAGACAAACGCAAACTGTTTGATTTAAGATTCGATACAGGCTACTATGACGATATAATTGGTTAAATACTACTATGAGTAAGAGTTTAGATGGTGTCCTCACCAAAAAAGCAAATCAAAAAGAAACGTTCAACGAAGAACAGATACAAGACCTGCAGGCATGCATGGACCCTGATGATGGGTATATGTACTTTGCACGTAAGTTTGCGTACATACAGCATCCTGTAAAAGGTAAACTTTTATTTGATCCTTACGAATATCAACTTCGCTTAATGGATTCATATCATAGTTATAGATTTAATATTAATATGATGCCAAGACAAACAGGTAAAACTACTTGTGCGGCTATCTATCTTGCATGGTATGCAATGTTTGTACCTGATCAGACTATACTAATTGCGGCCCACAAATATACAGGTGCTCAAGAGATTATGGCACGTATACGTTACATATATGAAACGTGCGAAGATCACATACGTGCAGGTGTTACCTCATACAACAAAGGCTCAATTGAATTTGAAAACG